CAGGAAATGTCCCGCGCACGCGGGCAAATCCCGTTCTGGCAGCGTGTCGGAAACGCACCTAACATTTCCAAGGCGCATCGGTTTTTGGCTCACCTAGCAGACACCGCGACTCTTGGCGGCGCAGGCCCAGACGTTCTCCGCAGGGTTGGCGCTGGAACGCTCGCCGCGTATCCGTCAGACCTGCTTTTCCAATACCTTCAGGACGACACCGGAGACGCAGCAAGCACGTTCCAACAAGCGTTTGGAAAGTCTCTAGTCCTTGGCGGATCGTCCGCCGCGCTGGGCGGAATGTTTCTCGGCACAAAAGAGAAACACCGCCAGCTTGCCATCGGAGACGAGCGGAATTTCCGCAGCGATCTAACCAAGTTCGGAACTGCCGACCAGATCGCGCTTTACGATTCGATTCCCGTTGGCTTCCGTCGCTCCATCGCCACCTATGCCGCCGCCAATCCGAATCTGAATTGGAATTTCACCGTCAAAGGAAACAGCGCATTCGACACGGCATCCAACACGGTAACGGTCAACATCGCCTCGCCGGAGCCGTTGAAGGCGCTGGTTGCTCACGAAATCAATCATGCGCTCGTCATCAAGAACCAGATGGAAGACGGCGTTGCGGCCATGCTGATCGGCGATGGCCAACGCGGCGGTCTGATTCGTTCGGCAGATGGCACGCTGGACAAGAATTTCCAAGCGTGGGTGGACGCCTACAACACCCGTTTGAAAGCGCAGGGACTTAACCCGATTCCACTCAAGCAAGCCGCCGTCGAATACTTTGTGGAAGCCGCCGCCGACCGCGTGGCAGGCATGGCGGAAAGCGGACAACTCGGGGCGATAGCCGGACGCACGAACGCCCGCCGCCTGATCAACCGCGCCGTGGATGCGATGCTGCCGAAAATCCCGGTGCTTCGCGACCTGCATTTCAAAATGGGCGGGCTGATGGAAACCAATGGCAACATGGTGGCCGGAAACGGACTGCTTGCCGAAGGACTCCGCGAACTTCCGCAGACCAAGAAGCTGGTCAACCAGATGCTCAACCGCTCGGCGGGCCGTTCCGATGGCAGATTTGACGCTCTAGGCGCTCAGATCGTGCGCAAGGACGTTGACAGCGGCGGGGCCACCCTGCCCGTCCAGAAGGGCGACAAGGCGTTACTCGACTCGTTTGTTTCGCTTTTTGAGACGGAAGAGGTGAATGGAACCACCCGCGTGAAATACGACCGCGCAGGCGACCCGATTCCGGTTAGTCAAGCGACCGATCACGCACGCTCGCAACTCGGCACGCTGGTTGGGGAAATCACCGACCAGCAACGGCGCGACGGCAAGGTGTTTGCCGATGGCGAGCTACGCCGCGAGAAAGACGGCGGATTCGTTGGAACGCACCTTGGCGCGGACACGATCAAGGCAATCGAGGAGCGCGGAGTTTTGAACAAGGAGCAGATCCGCATGTTGAAAACGCTCAACAAGTCCGTGAAAGACTTCGACGGTTCTCGGTTCTCCATGGTCTATCACCCGGCCATCAAGAAAATCGGAAAGAAGATCCGATACGGATCACTCTCCCCCACCCTTCGCGATGTGGTTCCCTATCAAGTCGAAGTCACCAAGGCCGGAAACCTGATTTTCCGCCTGATGAGCGTGACGCAGCTAGAGGAAAACATCCGCGTGCAATCGCAAAGCCGCAAGGGCAAAGAGCTTTACAGCGGAAACACCGACGCGATCAAACAGGATTTGACCGTCGTAATGGAAACCCACCGCAAGGGCGACACCACCGACGCCTATTTCAAGGAGAAATACGGCCCTGTGAAGGGACCGGAATACAAGAACTTCATCAACGGGATTTTCGGTCTGATGGCCAGCGAGCAGAAAGGGAAAAACCCGAATTTCGCAACCGGAGACTTCGCCAAGAATCAGGTCGTGCGTTCATACCGACTCGACCGGATTTCGCAGGCTGTGAAGATGACCGGAGACACCGCGATTCCGATGCCGTTTATGTATGACAGCGTGAAATTGAACCTTTTCCCGAACGGAGTTCCTGACGTTGACGGCGCTGGTAGAATCAGCGGCATGGAAACAAACAAGTCGGACCAAACTACAAACAATAACGGCCCCGGTATTGCTACCGAGGCCGGAAATCAGGAGTTGACGACCCTTGCGGACATTATCGCCAACGGAGGAAAGAAAGCAGACGGATCATGGTTTGTCAATTATTTTGAGAATGAGGTAGAAACCGCGCTGCGTCCAAATCCATCGACGGATCAAACTTGGCAGCAAATTCAGACCTCTCTCAATCAGATGGGTTTGCCGTATCGCGAGGATCGGAGTCGAAAAAGCGCAAGTCGCTATCTTGAAGTCGAAGTTGACCCAAAGGCCAATGATGGAAATGGAGAATGGCTAAAAATCCGCGTTTCGGATCACCACTTGCCAGACAAATATTTGAACGATGCGGACTTTTTTGTCGGAAACGAGATCGAAGGCACGGCTGAATTCGTGGGAGGATATGCCGCGCACTGGACTACCGCCGTTAAACAAATCGCTGTGAAATCTGGGAAACCGATTCCGGCGAACACCAAATCGGTTCTCACGCGTTTTTCAAAAGATGACTCGCTTGCCGCTGCTAGACAGGCAGCAAGAGGAATTCAATCAAGATCGGAAAGCCTTCGTCTTGCGGAAATGCGGCTAAGAGCATTTGAAAAGGGGTCCGAATTTCTTCCCGAAAAAGCCAAACAACTCGCAGACATCGAGCATCGGATCAATGAACAGATTCAAGATCCGTATTTCGGCGCGCGCAATGCGGTTTCAGGAAAAGAACGAAAGAATCTGAAACACAAAGCCGCTGAACTTCGACGCCAAATTGAAGATGCCGGAGGTTTCAACCCGTCCACCACGGAGAATTCAAAATGAGCAAGCGCGAGATCAACAGAGAGTTTGCCAGCGTGCCCGCGTTTCCGGACGACGGCAAAAGCCCCGTGGATTTTGACCAGATCGTCAAGGAGGCGCAGGAAACCGCGCTTCAAATCGGCGTTGGCGCGAAAACGAACAGCGTCGAATTCATCGACCCGGAGAACACCGCGAAGGCTCTAACCATGTTCGCACAGGGGGCAGCTTATCGCAAGGTGGAGGCGGAAACCGGGCTGGCTCGTCACACGCTGATCCGCATCAAATACGATCACGCGGCGAACATCGAGAAAATGAAGCCGTATTTCGCCCGCAGATTCGCCATCATGGCGGACCTTGGGATGGACTTGCTGGAAGAGAAGTTCAACAGGCTTTACGAAGACCCGAGCAGGCTTGACGAAATTTCCCCCGACCGCCTAGCCGTCACCGTTGGCGTGATGACCGACAAGGCCGCGCAGCTTGCAGGAATGGCCAGCGTGACCATTGAACACCGCAAAGGAGCGTCCATCGAGGAGGCGCTTGAATTCCAGAAAGCCGTCCGCGAGCGGATCAAAGCAACGCAAACCGTGATTGACGCTGAAGTATGCTGACTTGGAAACCACACCCGATTCTAACGCCTCCATCGGATCACGAGATTGCCGTCATGGAGCCGGAGGAAATTGTGCGTTTCCACTCGCTGTATCATGAGGCCATCGACAACGCGGAAAAAGACCCGTTCCGCTATGGCTTCGACCTGCCGCACTGGAAAAAAGTGGACGCCTCGCTAGAGGAAGACGACGAGGCTTTGATTCTTGGCGGAAACCGTAGCTCGAAAACGAACTATTCCGCAAAGGCCGTAGTCAAAGCGCTAGTCGAAAACCCGGACTCGGAAATCTTCTGTTTTGCGCAAAACGCCAAGGTTTCGATCCGCCAGCAACAGCGGGAAATCTGGCGATACCTGCCAGCGGAATACAAAAAGAAGATTCTCGGGCAGACGGCTAATATTTCCTATACCAAGAAGAATGGCTTCACGGATTCCAGCTTCATCCTGCCAAACGGATCGCAAGCCATCTTCCTGACTTACTCGCAATTCCAGCAGGACGACACGATTCTTGAGGGCGCGGAACTCGGAAGCAAAAACCCGAAATGGATCAATATCGGCGCGTGGCTGGACGAGTATCTAGGAGGCCCCGCGCTGATCGACACGATCCGGAACCGTCTCGCCACCCGCAATGCCAAGCTGCTAGTGACGTTCACCCCGATTCGCGGCTGGACTGAGGTTGTGCGCTCCTATCTCGACGGGGCGAAAACCATGGAAAGCGCCAAGGCAGAATTGCTGAACGGCGAGCTTTTGCCAGTGGTCCAGAAATGCCGTCATCGGAGTGCTACGGTGCATTATTTCCATTCGGTAAACAACCCGTTCAACGACTACGAACGCTTGAAACGAAACCTTGCCGGGGCATCACGCGAGCAGATCCTAATTCGCGCTTACGGGGTTCCAACCAAGTCATTCACCACCGTATTCCCGAAGTTCTCGACTGCTATAAACGTGGTGAAAGCGCAGGACATTCCCAAAGTGAACGTTACGCGGTATCAAGTCATCGACCCGGCAGGCCGCAAAAACTGGTTCATGGCTTGGATTGCCGTGGATGCCAAAGGCACGTTTTGGGTTTATCGGGAATGGCCGGGCGTGGATGTCGGCGAGTGGGCGGAACCCGGCGACGATGGAGGGTGGAAATCCGGTGAAGGATGCCGGGGCCAAGGGTTCGGGATTCGCGATTACTTGGAATTGATCGAGAACTTGGAAAAAGACCCGGCAACCGGGGAGTCGGAAGAGATTTTCGAGCGACTGATTGACCCGCGTTTGTCCGCCGCGAGGTATCAAAGAGAGGACGGCGATTCGTGCTTGTTGGATGACCTGAACGAGATGGATTTCGACGTTAAGCCAGCCCCCGGAGACAACATCGAGGACGGGTTGCAAAAGCTGGTGGACCTGATGAGCTACGACACCAACAAGGACATTGACGGGCAGAACCACCCGCATTTCTACGTGTCCGAGGAGTGCGAGAACATCATTTCCGCGCTGGGCAACTACACATCCGAAGGCGGCAAGGACGAGCCTTGGAAAGACCCGATTGACTGCCTCCGCTACGCCGCCGCAGCCGACATCGCCCATTTTGACGAGCGCACTTTTGTTGTTTCCAGAACGGGAAATGGGGGGTATTAAATCCACACGAATACGACACGATGAACACAACCATTCCAGCGATCAAACAAAGCGAGGCCGCGAAGCTGCTAGGCATTGCGCCAGCTGATGTCCGCGAGTTCCGCGAAAAGCACCTGAAGCCGGATGAGTGGTGGAAGGAAGGCGTTCCGGTAGTGTGGAGCCGCGAGGCGTTTGACCGCATCCAACAGGCAAGCGCACTCGTGCAAGTTCCGGTTGCCAGTGGCTTCGGTCCAGAGGTTCAGCCGGATACACTAACCGTCCGCGCCATCAAGGCCAGCCGCAACACCCGCTTTCTCTACGCCGATCTTCACGGCGAGCGAATCTCCGTGAAATGCCACCCGCGAAAACGTGACGCGCTGATCGGAAAAACGATCCGCGTCCGTGTCGAAACCACCGAAGGACAAACCACCTACACCCACGAACCATGAGAACCCGCCGCCGCAGACTGATCGCACGCAAGAACGGACAGCTTGAAACTCCGGTCAACGTGCCAACACCGGAGCCGCCAGTTGCCATTGTGACACCGCCGACAAAGCAAGCCAAGAAACAAGCCAGAAAATGAGCGAGGAACTGATCTACGCGACCAACGCGCCGGACATCGGCGAGCTTTCCGAAGCGTATGAAAACGCGCTTTTGGAACTCGACACGTATTTTGATGAATGCGTGACGGCATACGATGACCGTCGCAACATCTGGCCGGGCAAATCCGCCGATCTTAGGAAGCACGGGGCTAACGCGTTCCCGTGGGAAGGCGCGTCAGATCAGGAGGTGAACGTCGTTGGCGAGCGGATTGATACCTACGTGGCTTTGTGCATGCAGGCGCTTCACGGTTCGCATATCAAGGCTTTCGCTACCAACCCGGCGACGATGGGCCGCGCTTCCGTTGTTTCCTCGTTCCTCAAGTGGATGCGGACGACATACATTCCCGACTTCAAGGGGCAGATGGAGCTTGGCGCGAACTATCTGTTTGAGAAAAAGATGATGGTTTCCTACGTCGGCTGGAAGCGCGAGAAGCGCACTTACCTTTCCACGGTGACGATGGAGCAGATCGCCCAAACGTCGCCGGAGATGGTGGACATGATCCTGTCAGGCGCGAATGACGAGCAAATCATTGCAATGCTGATTCAGACGTTTGAACTGTCGAAACCACGGGCAAAGCGCGTCATCAAGGATCTTCGCGAGAAAGGCGAGGCCGACATTCCGACTCCGCGCTATTCGGTGGATTGCCCGATTGTGCAGGCATGCGCCCCGGATGGCGAGGTTATCATGCCCGCGTGGGTAACGGACCCACAACGCTCGCCATGGATCATCTGGCGCACGTTCATGACGCCGCAGGAGATCGAGAAGAAAGTCACCGCAAGCGGATGGGACAGGGATTGGGCGGACTACGCCATTGAAAACCTAGTCGGCAAGGACACCGACAAGATTGACGGCGAGAAGCAGAAGAACCAGCGCAGGCAGATCCTGAACAACGACGACTCGCTTGTGATGGTGCTCTATGCCTATCAGCGTCTCATTGACGAGGAAGGCGCGGAGGGCATCTATTGCACGATTTTCCACCCTGACGCCAAGGACGCAGGACGGGGATACGCGAAACACGAACTGATGAACGGACACGACGATTACCCGTTTGTCGTGACGCGACTTTCACGCGATGAAAAGCGGCTTTACGAAGGGTCTTCGATGACGATGGCGCTTCGCGGACCGCAAATGCAGATCAAGACCGAGCGTGATTCCCGCGTTGACCGCGCCAGCATGGCCACGTTGCCACCGCTGATGCACCCAGCAGGGCGACCGCCAGGAGAATGGGGACCTGGGCGCAAGGTGCCGTATCGCAGACTCGGTGAAATCGCCTTCGGACCTGCTCCGTCGATGGATTCTGGAAGTATCGAAGTTGAGCAGTCGATGCGGCTTCAGGCAGACCGATCTGTTGGATTGGATTTTGAAAGCCCGTCCGCTTCAGCCCGCCAAGCGTTCTATATCCGCAAGTTTCTCGACCATGTGAAGGAAACTCTCGCCATGGCCTTCAAGCTCTATCAGCGGATGGGGCCTGACAACGTGTTTTTCAGCGTGACCGGCATTGCGGACCCGCAGACCATGACCAAGGGCGACCCGGACGAGAACTATTCAATCACCGTGGATTTTGACAACCTGATGACCGACCCGGAAACCGCCGAGTCGCAAATCAAGCAGATCGCAAACCTTGTGACGATGGACCGCAACGGGCGGATTGATACCGACAAGCTGCTAGAGCTTGCGGCAAACGCTATCTCCCCGGTGGTGGCAGACTACGTGTTGCAACCGAAGGAAGTAGCCGCAGAAAAAATGCAAAAGGATGTCACGGACGATCTGTCGAAGATCTTCGCGGGCATCGAAGTTCCAGCACGGCCAAACGGGGCCGCGTATGCCCTTCAGATCGTTCAAGCCTATGCTTCGCAGCCGGACGTTGCGCAGCGGCTTCAAAATGACGAGGCGTTTGCGGAGAGGCTCCAGAAATACGCGCAACAATACGCCTTCGTGTTAGAGCAACAGCAGAACGCACAGATTGGCCGCATCGGCACCGCGCCCGCCCAGGTGGGACAAGTTCAAACGCAAGGAATGGAACAATGAACACACCGCTTCCCAAGCCAACACTCGACGCCGCTCTGGCGGATCTTGCCACCAACGACAGCTTCAAAGTCGTGCTGAAATTCATCCGCGATTCACGCGAAGGCGCGATTGCGGACTTCAGTTCATGCGAAAACCCTCACGATGTGATGAAGAACGCCGGAGGAATCGCACGCATGGACGAACTTTTGAGCATTCTCGACGTTTCGCAAGTGGCTTAGGTTTAGCGTGTTGCGCCAAATCCTTATTAAACTGAGCAATTTACTAAGGATTTCGCTTGCCAAGGTAAGGATTGGCTGACATTTTCTCGGGTATCGCCACCGCAGGGGCGCAATTCCTACGAAATGTCCACACAAGCCAAGCCTATCGAGGGGGGTCCAGAACCTTCGGAAAACCTGTCTTACGAGCAATTCATTGCGCTTCGGAGCGCATCGAACGCCGACACGGAGACGCAGGAAGAAACCGAGGAAACCAACGAGGAAACGGAGGAAGTCGAAGAACTGGAGGAATCCAGCCAAGAGACTGAAACCGACGAGCCGGAGGAAACCGAAGAGGAATCCAGCGAGGAAGAGGAAGCGGAAACCGCCCCGATTGACCTAGAGTCCCTTTCCCCCGAGGAAATCCAAGCTCTAGCCAAAAAAGCCCGCAGCCGACTCCTGAAAGACCTTGGAAGGTTCAAAGGCGAGGCCAAGGTTTTGAGGCAAGAACTGGAAGCCCTCAAGGAACAGACCGCAAAACCACTGCCGCCCGCCGTTCCGCAGGCCGAAATCCCCGAGGTTTTCCGAAACCTCAAATCAATGGAGGAAATCGCCGCGAAGCATGCCGAGATGGAGAAGGTTGCCGAAGATGCCGACAGGCTGCTAGACGAAAGCGAAGGCTACGGACCCGACGAGGAATTTGAATTCGGCGGGGCAACGTTCACCCGGAACAAAGTCAAAGCAGCGAAGCGAACCGCACTGGCTGCAATCACAAAATACCTTCCGGCCATGCACCGGGAAATCGTGGTTAGCGAACAGCGGAAAAATCTGAAAGCTCAGTTTGAGGAACGAATCCCCAAAGAGCTGCCGGAAGTCGCGGACAAGGAGTCGGAATCAGGGAAGCTCTATCATGCGATGATTGAAGATCCCCTCGTTGCGAGGATTCGCGAAACGGTGCCGGAAATTGATCCTCAGTTGGATTACCTACTCGCACACGCCGCGCGGTCCATTTCAGCAGGCCAGAAACTTGTTCCAACCAAAACCGTCACGGGAAAAGCTCCGCAGGCCAAAGTGCCCGAGTCCCCGGCAGGGTCGGCAGCGGCTAGAACCGGAATCAAGCCAGCATCGAAAGCAGCGGAAGCCGCTAAGGCTCAATGGGAAAAGACAGGTTCAACAGAAGATTGGCAGAGGTGGAAGACACTCTCACGCAATCCTAACTGAACCTACCATCATGGCCATTTCAACCACCTTCAATCCTAACGCACCAAGCGCCCGCACGGGTCAAGGTGCTGCTATCGGCAACCGCGAAGATCTTTCCAGCGAGTTGCAACTTCTCGCCCCGGAGGAAACTCCCCTTCTGTCCTTGTGCTCAAAGGGCCGCGCAACCTCGACGTTCCACGAATGGACCGTTGACAAGCTCGACTCGCCGGAAACCACGGGTATCGCGGAAGGATCTGACGTTACCGCGTTTGACGACAAGTTCGCCAGCCGCGCCCGTCTCGGCAACTACGTGCAAATCTTCCGCAAGCCCTGGCTTGTGTCGAACCTGCAAAACGCCGTCACCACCGCCGCACCGGCCAATGCCGCCGCCGCTGAAGCCAAAGCGATTCGCGAGTTGAAGCGCAACATGGAAGCGACCATCTGCTCGGACAACGACC